CATACTCCCATGCTTTCAGTGAACTCCACATGCTTTGATCCTCAGGATCGTGAGGAGGACAGAAAGTTTTGATACCATTACTGATGCTAGCTTGAAAAGACAATTGCATGTCTTCTCCATTCTCGTGTGTTGGAGGAACCTCAATCCAAAGATTATTAAGGGTCTTCCTCTCCATAAACCAAGCATGACCGACTAAATCTACTTCAACTGTTTCTTTAGTTGGTTGAGGCCAACCTGCTCTAATATGTTGAACATACATTGGAGACTGCAATATGCATCCCGCTCCGCCAAGTATGCACTCGCCTTTTTCTTGCATGACGGACAGGCAGTTCTTGAACCAGTTCTTCCCTGGAATTGTATCATCATCGAAAAAGGCCACGTAATTGGTTTGAGCCAGTAATCCAAGGGCGAACCTACCGTGATATTTAAAGTTTCTAGATGAGTCTACTACTACATCAACCGAAGCTTCAACAGGCCAAGCACAATCATTTCTCCAAAGCCATATTTCTTTTGGAGAGATCGTCTGAGACCTTATAGCCTTTACCTGTTCTTCCAGGTATTCAGGGCGTTTATAACCGTTTAGTATTACAGTAATTTCTTCCATGCTTCGTATATTTCGTTGTTACCCCAATACTCAGCTTGAGTGTCATTACCCTCTTCGCCGTGGTAGTTAACCTCAGCGTGTTCGCACTCAGGCTTTATGAGATTAAAAGTTTCAAGACAAGGAGAGTGATATACATCTGTAATGCTGTCGTAGACACCCTGCATATCACTCGCTACGCCTCTGTAAGAGACTTTATCTCCAAGTAAGGGTAATATCTCAGTGTTGAAGTATTGAGGATCAGAGAGACCACCATACAGCCTTACGTCAGTATGCCCATCGTCTAATGCTCTGCTAATCGACAGATGAGTTCTCTTATTTTGATCAATGCTTCCTATAACTCCAGCACTACGCACTTTAAATTTATTGGGCCTGGGCGGGTATTTTTGAATAACATTAGGTATCACATGTCCATCCACACCCTGCCATTCTTTTTGAAAGTTTGACACAAAGTGAACATCGTCATAGACAAGATCCTCCTGATCTTTGATAGGAAAGATGGTCGTTTCATGGCAAGACAATATTAACTTTTTTACGGGTGGTCTCTGGTTAAATTTTAAGACATGATAGATTACGGTATCGTTTTCATTAAATTTTAAATTTTGAGTGCTATCCCATTTGCAGGTCACTCCATCCCATTTAGAATTAGTGTAATAGCAGGCTGCTCTACCCTTATTATTGAATAAGTTAACGAGATTATTAAAGGCAACAGTGGATCCACCAGGACCACTCCAACCACTTACTATTTTAATCATCTAATTTGTGCCCCGTATCTCTGATAGCTGCTACGTATAGATCGTATCTAGCTTGAGTTTGCTTTCGGCCATCGAACAAATCTTTTGTTCTTTCATTTAGATTTTGACCCAACTCTATTCTGTGCTTCTTATCTTTACAAAGCTTAGATAAAACCTTAACCCACTCAGTTTTAGGCGCGTCAGGATCAATCAGATAACCTGTCTCTCCGTTGATTATCGTGTCATCATAGCAACCGACATTTGATGCTACCAAAGGTATTTTGTATCGAGAACATTCCGCCACCTTAATATCAGACTTAGAATCATTAAAGTTGTTCATCTCAAGAGGAGCAATAGCTACATCCATGCCAGCATAGTATCGACCGTAGGTGTCTGGGGGCAATGCATAGTGGATGTTATAGTTTTTCTGTCCTTTGAATCCTCTCAGTAGCTGACCCATATACTCAGGCCAAACTTTAGACTCCCACCCGTCCTTAGGTTTGTTGGGGTCTGGGGGTGGATGACCATAGAAATTCCATTGAACGTTTTCTCTACCAACTCTTTGGTTTACTAGGTGTGGGACTGCATTGAAGACTTTTACATCTCCCCTGTGGTGAATACCGGCTGCATACCCAACGCGAGTAAACTTAGCTTTTATTCTTGGGTGATTCCAAGCAGGTAAGGAGTAATCAATTACGTTTTTAATTACTGCCAAACACTTACCAATGTAAGGTTTGATACGCTCCGCGAATTTAAGCTGCGTAACTGTAACAAGATCAGCGGAGTGATAGCAAAACTTAGTAACCTCCCCAAGCTTATTGTCCTGATAAGTTTTGTAGAGATGGTGTTCTTTATATAAATCGGTTAGTAGGTCATCAGTATCAAAGTGTACAAACTTACCTAATTGTTTTGCTATTCCAACAACTCTGGCGGTGTATGGTCCACCAAATCTAAGAATGTTAGCCACAAAAACAATATCCGCCCAGTTCATATCAGTGAGCTTATCGCTTGAGGGCATGCTGTTATCTTCTAAGTTTAGCTCAAGAGGATTGTCGTTATACCGTACTTCAACTTTATCCGGCAACTCCTCCTCCATCATTTTCATAGGAGAGAGTTGCCGGTAGTAGCTACACCCTCCATGGTTTGCAAACACAACTAGTATCTTTAGTTTACGCATGGTGATATTATAGCTATGTCTATATAAAAAAACTAACCCAGGTCTTTCAACCTGGGTTAGAAACATATGAATCTTCGTATTAGTTTTTTATGGCTTACGGTTGTTTGAAATAATAAGCGTAGCCAATCCAGAACCTACGATGACTGTCACGCACAGTCCAAAAATGAATATAACGTAATCAACCATCGCGGCATAGAACCACAGGCTCACAGAGAATAAGAAGGAGAGACCCGCACCAACGAGCACCAACATGCGTGCCCGTTGGATTTCTTTTTGTTGAGAATCACTCATGTTTTTTACGCCGAAGCCGTAGGTTTCTTAACTTCGTCCTCAAAGACCTTCTTAGATCCTTCAGAACTGTGAGCAGCACCAATCGCCTTGCCAAGAGACATCACGGCATCCTTTAGTTCCATCTTACCGTTACCAGGAACAGCAGCCTTCACAGCAGCGCCATAGTGCTTTCTCTTACGTTTGGAGAACAGCAGTCCTAACCCTTCAAGAGCAGCGACACCAGGGAACACAGTGTTCAAGCCTCCAAGAGCCATGCTGATTGCGGAGTCCAGAGCTTCAGCGCCTGGGTCCATAACGTCAACAACATCTGCCATAGGGTCAAGAACAAACTGCTTGTCCACCAGAACTACAGTTTCTCCTGTAGCTGCCATTTTACCTGCAACTTCTGGGGGAAGCATGCCAAGATCAGCCGGGACTGCCTCAGCACGACCCGCAGGGGTCACATTGCCAATGGTGGTAACCACCTTGTCTTCAAAAAGACTTTCTGCCAGCGCACAGCCACTACACAAAATGCCGAGCACCATAACAAAAAAGCCTGTCAACCAAAACTTATTATACATCATACCTGCAAACCTCCCTCGTCTTCACTCCACGGAGGGGAGCTTTCAGTTTTGACGGGGTTAAGAGAGCTTTCGAGGTTCATAGTAACCTCTTTGCCCTTTTCATAGCTATCAATCTCACCGAGAGACTTGATGTTCAATTCATTATCCATGTACGCAGCAATGAGAGCGTCAGTTTTGGCTGCGGGAGTCTTCTTGTACTTGCCCGCAGACTCAACATAACTAGGCCACTGACCTTGCTTTGTTACGCGAATGTTAAAGTCGTTCCCCCTAGAGAGCGAGATCATGGTGGTGTTATCAGGATCGTCCTCATCTTGGAAATCTGGCTCGATCATTGTTTGCATGACCCTGTCAAACAGTTGCTTGCTCATGCTAATGATACGCACTGGATCTTCACCCTGCTCTTCTAGTGAGCGAATAATTGCCTTGGCGTAATAACGTGGACGAGGCTTGATCATGCGAGCCATGGTCGCAAACTTGCTTTCATCATCCCTACCCAAGCCAGCGTTGTTGTGACGCTTCCAAAGGTCGTAGTAAAGTTCACACATCGGGCACTTCTCATGCTCCGTCCTGCGGCACTTGTAGTAGTTCCACTTGCCACCATCATCCTGATAGGCATGTAGTTTAGTTTCCACAAAGAAATCCAGGGAGTCTTCTTTGCCAGGGAGGAAGCGGACAAGATTGTCCCCCTCCTTAGGTGACCAGAAACCATTGGAAGAACCTGCGGTCTTCTTGGGATCTGCGTTCATGTTCTTGTGCATCTCACGTAATTCTGCTAGTGTTTTTGCCATTGTATTATCCTTTAGGCTGTAGTGTGCAATCGAGTGCTAACAAGTTATTGGTAAAGCTTGGATTCCTGCCGACTGTTAGCGGAAAGCTGGACAAGCATATCTTTCTTCATCTCCAGGGTGTTACAGATGCCCTTAGCATAACCATAACCTTCCTTGAGACGAAGCACTTCTTTATTTAGTTCTCCGGTTAGTTCTAGAGACTGTACGTAATCCTCAGCCGCAATTGCGGTCAACTTAACTCCTTCGCTCCTCTTATCAGTGCGAGCAGAGGCTTTGTAATTTTCCAAAGCACCTTCAGCGTTATCTAGTAGCCTCTTGGCTTTGATCATTATACCATAATAATAGCCATAAAGAGCAGAAATTTCACGAAGTTGGTCTGCCACATCATTAGGATCACGGGCCACCTGTCCCATCTCTCTGACGGTATTTTCATAAACTTCTAGAGTAATGTTGGCTGGATCAAGCATAGATTGTTGAAAATAGTTTAGGGTTAAGCTTCTGAATCACAAGCGTCTGTTTAGTTAGTGCTACTACAAGTTGTTCATTAGACATGAACATGCGTTGCTGGTCAAAGTTTTTCTCATCTAATCCTACACCTTCCAGCATACAGTGATAGATTTCATGAATTATAGTCTCCCTGGCGTCTAAATCAGAGAGATTCATTTCTAATTTAATCGCTCTTTCATCCCAGCAGCAGACGCCATCAACTTTCTGATCGTCCTGATGGAGGTCTGAATGAAGTTCAAAGGTGAAAGTGGCCCACCCTAAGTCTACTTCACCAATTTCTTTATCTACAAATCTATTGTAGATATGCTTCTTTTCCTTAATAAAAGGAAAGTCACTCGGCTTGCTGTTCTTCATGAGATGGTTCCCTCATTTGTAAGGTTGAGTAGTCAATTGATACATTGATCAGATAGTGCTGCTTTGAGTCACGAGCCTTCATAACGTAGACCCTCATCGCACCTTCATCATACTCTTCCTGGTTCTGGTTTAAAGAGATAACCCAGTCAGCGGGTCGAATTTTTCCGTAGGAGTCTCCAAGCTCTGCATCTGTAATGATCGGAACGCGGCGGGCTTGTCTGTTTGTCTGAGAGGCAGTCCAAATCAAACAGTTGTATTCCACCCCTAAACCGCGAAGCTCTTCCGCAATCCGTTGTTGCGCTTGATACTCGGAGTCAATGAGTCTGTTGGGTCTCAAAAGCTCCAGGTAGTCCACAATTAAAACATCAGGAGTAAAGTTTTTATGGAGCTTTAGCTGAACCAGTAGAGACCTCAGTTGATTAACGTTACAGGCACCCGTTGGAAACTCCTTAATCAGAAGTCTACCTGGGGTCTTGTTCTTTACCTCGTCAAGACGTTCTTTAAGCCTAAGCTGACCAAGAGATGTTTTGAGATTCCTAATCTCTGTGATCACAGAGTCGAATCTGCCTGCAATCTTGTCTTCACTCATCTCTAGTGAGACATACAATACGTTTTTACCCTGAAGTAGGTTGGTCGCGCCCTGATTAACAAGGTATAAGGACTTACCTACACCAGGAGGAGCAACAACCATCCCTAATTCTTTACGGGACAGACCTCCCTCCAGGTTACGATTGTGTGTGTTGAATACGGTAGGAATTCTATCTTTGTTAGATTCCTGATAGCTTCTCGCAATTCGCTCTACGATATCGCTGAAGTAATCCTGACCCACATCAACATTTCTATTAACTAGAAGAGCAGTCTTCACAAGCTCCTCTACCTGACCAATATCTCCCTCTTGGTTCAGAATTGCTACCGCTTTGCGGATGGCAGATTCCATCGCACGTTGACGAGCAAACTCTTCTACCGTATCAAGAATAAACTCTCGGTCACCAAGACACGACTTATCAAAGGTGTTGATTTCAGAGATGGTGTTTTCATAGTCGATTGCCTCTGCATCAGCCCCTGACACGTTGGTGATGATAAAATCGGCAAGAGCGGTATCAGAGGGAATCTTACGATACTTTTCGTAGTAATCTCTAACCCCTAAGAAAACATTCTTGTACGCAGGGAAGTCGAAGAACTCAGGCTTGAGCAGAGGCACGATCTCGGAAAAGAACTCCAGATCGTGCTTGAGAAGGTATAAACACCCCTTCTTGGTGTTGTCGGAGATGTGGTAGGGCATACTATATAATAGAGTTGAGAGTCCTAGATTTACCTTTTCTTATTGGCAGCTTTGCCAATTGTACCATCTTTAGTCATGTGAATATTAGCTTGTTTTAAGTCTTCTCTTGAGGTCTCTCTTCTCTCAGGAGATAATTTCTTAATTTTACCCTGAGCCTCCATCTGTTTCAAGTTTGGAACCATCTTTGCATAGTGTTGGTCGCCGGTCTTCATGCGTTCTTTTGATGCTGCTATGGACTCTTCGTAGAACTTAGTCGCTTGTTTTTTATCCATACCCTGTGTCGCATATCTCATACGCTCTTTCTTTGCATGGTGAGAATTTCTACCATGCTTGATCATCGGCGCACCATCAACCAAGCGTTCACCTTTTCCACCGCATTGACAATCTACCACATCAGGTGGCATATCTCCATACGTAACTTTCTCATAAACTTCATAATCCCTAGGATCGTCCCAGTCAGGGAGAGCGTCAATCTCTTCCTGACTGAGGCTGCTAACTAAAACCTCTTCAGTGAAAACATCATCCACCAAGGGAATGTGAC